CATAGACCAGTTGAAAGCGTTTGTGACGTCGAAGACAGATGAGCTGAGATTACCTTATGACCGAGCCTTCACGACCTATCAAAGACGTACGGCTTTCTACGCATCGGTCAACGCACGAGAATTTTTGACGGACACGTCGGGTAATCGTAGATTCTGGGTTCTCGCAGTAAGAGACATCAATGTTAATCATGGTGTGAACATGCAACAGCTGTGGGCACAGGTGAAGGAAACTATGTATGTACCAGGACAGAAAAATTGGTTTTTATCCCCGGATGAGAGAGAGTTACTACAAGAGAGTAACGAGGCATATCGTACGCAATCTAGCGTTGAGGATCTTATACTTGAGCATGTGAAGTTTGATAGCGATTATGCGATACCAGTACAAATGACTAAGTTATTAAGAGACTTAGGCATCAAAGCTCCGAGGATGCCAGACTTCAAAGAGGCAAGTAGAGTCTTACATGAGAGAGGTATAGAACCAAGAAGAAGTAATGGTAAGAAGATTTACGACTTAGATTACACTCCGATAGAAGAAGAAAGCGGAGGCTTTAGCAGTAACTATGGCAATGATTGAGGCGATCAAAGAATGGCTGACTATTTGGTTATTTATAACGATTATGGGCGTTGGCCTATTATTAGTCGCAGCTCTCATGCCAATACTCGCGGTGCATCGAATAGCCGTGGCTTTGACAGATTGGTGGTTGGCTAGGTGATAAAAGGTAAATCATACAAAACACTAGAGTTGTTCGCTGGTTCAAGGAGTTTCAGCAAAATAGCAAAAGAATATGGCTACGAAACGTATTGCACAGACATAGAAGAATACGAAGGCATAGACCAAGCGTGCAATATATTTGATTTTGATATAGAGAAAATGAAGTCTGACTACGGAACTCCAAAAATTATCTGGGCTAGTCCACCATGTACTTATTTTTCAGTTGCATCAATCGGCTATCATTGGAATGTAGACAACACTCCAAAGACAGAACAAGCTATTCATGGTGTGGCTATTGTAGAAAGAACTTTGGAGATTATTACAGAACTGAACCCAGTTTATTACTTTATAGAGAACCCAAGAGGTAAACTTAGAAAACTGCCAGTCGTAGAAAACTTACCTTATAGAAAGACAGTCACTTATTGTTCTTATGGCGATAGCCGAATGAAGCCGACAGACTTATGGACAAATTATGACTTTAACACCAGAGATATGTGTTTTAACGGAAACAAGGATTGTCACCACGAACCCGCACCACGAGGTTCGAAGACTGGGACGCAAGGATTGGATAACGCATATCTTAGAAGTATGATACCAGCGGAGCTGTTTGAAGACATATTTGAACAGATTATCGAAGATGAAAACAGTGCATAGTACACTGATATGGGTGCTGGGGGGTTGTGTTGGATTGTGGGAATATGTGCGAATGATTGCATACTATTGTAAATGTATGTGTAAGTTTATAGAAGAAGGGTATAGTAAAGGGTATAGTAAATTAGTAGCTATACACTCTAAGAAAGCCTTTATTTACTTGGTTATTAGATATATAAGGGTATAGTGTATAGTAAATATAGGAGAGTATTATTAGTAAGGCGTATAGTGGTATTCTTATGGGTTGCATTTAGGGTATTTATAAACAGCTATACACTACCCTCTGTACCCTGTTTAATGGAGATCTGATTATGGGAAGACCTAGAAAACCAAAAGAACCGATAGTAGAAAAGCCAGCTCAGTTCGATAAGGATGAAGAACATGGCTTGACTGAAATGCAAACCAGCTTCGTCTGGCACTACACCGAAGGTGCTTGCGGTATGACCGAAGCTGCCAGGAAAGCTGGGTATGAGTTTCCGAGTCAGTCGGCTAGTAAACTACTGAATGGTAAGGACTATCCTAATGTGGTTAAGGCAATCAGGATCAAGCAAGATGAATTAGCAGAAAAGTATGCGATAACTCCACAGAAGACCGGGACAATGTTGTGGAAGGTAATGGAGAAAGCGTATGAGAACGGACAGTTCAATGCAGCCGTTTCGGCTATCAAAGAGCTTAATCAATTAGCTGGTTTGTCTATCAACAGATCCCAGAATATTAATATCAATGCGAACCTGGAGAAGATGTCGCGAGACGATATTAAGGAAAGATTAGGCCAGCTTTTAGGAGCTGAGAAAGGCGACTACTCGCCGAAGGATAAGTGAGTAAATAAACTTGCTTATGGCGGTCTTTTAACTCAAAACAAATATTTTCAGAAAAAAAATTAAAATTGACGTAAGTTATTGATTTTATTAGCTTTTTTACGCATATTCGTAATTATAATATTATGCAACTATGTATAACTCGTGCTCACAATAGGAACGCGTAACAAATTGGAGTCCCTAAGAACCGCTTTTTTACTGGCATTTGATTAGGTAGGGACCCCTACACCTCAGGATCTGGGCAGCGCGTAGCAGTTGTAGTTATAACTAGGTTTTACACATAAGATGCCCAAAAAAAATGATTCCTTTGGATTGTAATTTTTTGCAAATTTTGAGACACTCTTGCAATGCCAATAAACAGCAGAAACAAAGGAGCCAAGTTTGAGCGTGATATTGCCAAGATCCTCAATGGTTTCTTTGAGGAAAATGGTATCGATTACGAAACCAAACGTAACCTAGACCAATACCAACAAAAAGATTTATGCGACCTAAATATCCCTTACCATTCTGTCGAATGTAAGCATTACAAAGAAGGGGATTGGCTCAAATCAGCCTGGTGGAATCAAGTGTGCGACAGCTCTGGCGAAAACATCCCGGTTCTAATCTTTAAATTCAACCGAAAACCTGTGCGTGTGTGCGTACCGCTATATGCAATAAATTTGGATTGGCCTAGAGAAAACGACAAGATCTGCATTATGTCTATGGACGACTGGCTAGATACACTAAAAAAAAATTGGACGGCTTATGAGTCAAGCACACAAACACAATAACAATCCTTATCACATCGAGGGACCCGCTCTCATCAGTTTCAGTGGCGGACGAACTTCGGCTTACATGCTGTATCACATTCTACAAGCGCATGGTGGATCCTTACCAGACGATATTTTTGTTACTTTTGCCAATACAGGAAAGGAAATGCCCGAAACCTTAGATTTCGTTCACGCTTGCAGCGTACATTGGGACGTAAAAATACATTGGTTGGAAATGCGGATTTTTGACGAAAGACCTATTTACCGCACCGAGGAAGTAACCTACGAAACAGCGAGTAGACAAGGAGAGCCTTTTCAAGCACTTATTGAGCGGAAAAAGATGTTACCCAATCCAGTTACACGTTTTTGCACGTCGGAGCTGAAAGTTATGCCGATGAAAAGATTTATGAAAGAAAAAGGATTCAAAGAGTGGTCTAATGTTATTGGTTTACGCTACGACGAACCGCGTCGCGTCGGCAAACAATATAGTGCAAATGAACGCAACACAGAGCCTTGGGAATCAGTAATGCCTTTATATGACGCCAAAGCAACAGTCCAAGATGTATTCAAGTTCTGGGAAGCTAGTAACTTTGATCTTAATTTACCTAATCATGGTGGTAAGACTTTAGCTGGTAACTGTGACCTTTGTTATCTGAAAGGCATGAAAACCATAACCAGTATCTTGAAAGAGCGTCCAAATCTGGCTGATTGGTGGATTGAACAAGAGACAAAATTAGTTAAAAGATCATACGAAGAACACGGCAGAGAAGTTTCTACAGCTAAATTTAGACAAGATAGGCCGCCTTACATTGAGCTGGTTGATATATCGAAAGAACCAGATCAGATAGTAGATTTATTTGGAGACGATGGAATGAGTTGTTTTTGCCACGATTAATCATGGATTATCAGTTCAATAAGTTTTACTACAAACCGCTGCCCGAAGACCTTGAAGTCCGCGAAAGTGATATTGAAGGCTCCGGGGTGTTTGCAAAAGAAAGAATCAGTGGGCATAGGGATCTGGGTATGACTCATATCAAGATTCCGATTATCCAAGGTTACATACGAACGCCTCTTGGTGGTTTCGTAAACCATTCTACAAATCCTAATTGTTGTTTGATTGAGAAAATGGATTGGGATGATTACAGAATATTCAATATTTACACGATGAGGACTATCCGAGCTGGTGAGGAGCTTACTTTGAACTACCATGCAGACGAAGACGAATAATTTACCTCGTCATGGAGCCACAAGTCTATTATTGAATCGTGAGGAAGTAGATCTATTCCTCGATTATCTGGTTGAAACGGAACCTGAACCAGCCAAGATACATCAACAAGGCGAAAAAACAGAAGAAAAGTCAATCCGGGATGCAGAAATACGTTTTATCGACGAAAAACAGACTCGTTTGTATAAAATTTTAAATAAAATAGCCATTTCAGCCAATAAATACTTCAAATACGACATAAATGGTATCGAAAAAGCACAAATAATCACTTACAAAGCGCCTTCTAATGGTTATCAGTACCACATGGACATAGGAGCCAAAGGTACACCAGCAAATCGTAAGATAAGTATGAGTCTTTTATTGAATGACGACTTTGAAGGTGGCGAGATATGCTTTAGATACAACGAGAATGAAATGTGCAAGCGGCCAGAAACAGGTGAAGCTGTGATATTCAGCTCTTTTTTGAGTCACAAGGTCAAACCAGTCACGAAAGGAGAGCGTTTTGTCGTTGTTGCCTGGTTTACTGGCCCGCCTTTTAGATAAACGTCCCTTGTGGTAGACTTTTTTCGTGGCTACTGACGACATAAACGTATTCGGATCTCTACGCGACTTCATTGCGGATCAATCCATGCGAGCTGTAGAGCGTGATAAACAAAAACTTGAGGCTATACGAGCGGCCCAGGAACAATTTACACCTACACCAGCACAATCGGCTTATCTAACAGCGATGTTTGCACCAGGATCTGGTATCGCGGATGCAGCTGGCCAGTTTCCAGAGTTCCCGTCGTCGGATGTAGCTCTTATAGATGCTTTTTCCGGGGATCCTATGCCGAGCATAGCTGAGAACATAGCAGCCGGCGGTATAGATCGATATTTATTCGCACCATTACAAGCTGTGGGAGCAGCCGGCGATGCACTATACGCAGCGAATCCTTTTATTGCTGGTTTACCCAAAGGCATAGCTACATTAGGCGCAGTTGCTAGAGCAGCGAGCAAAGCAGACAAAAAAGGTATCAAAGCGCTCCGCGCCGAACAAATACAACAAGACATCAATGCGTTTGCTAGGGACTCCGAAGGCTTCGTTTCTCCCAGCCTTGAAGCGCT